GAAAATTCATATCTTCTGGACGCATATCATAATCTTGAAACAAGTCATCCTCAATACTCATGCCTGGCAAACCAGCAGGAATGTCTTTTACTCGTTCAATCTTTCTTGCACGAAAGTAATCGTCAATCCGTCCAAAGTCTTTGAAGTATTCCATCAACTTGGTTGCGGCATATATTGAATCTTGTTTATCTAATATCATCCAAAAAAGTCCTCAAGTGTTGTTTGTGTTCCATAAGAACGGTCAATCTTCCAACCAATCTGGTTACAGATAAATGTCAGAGGTTCAACGAATGCCTTATCGAACTGTGTATCATAATCTAAATATTTGTGAATGTCAAACTCTTTTGGTAATTTAGTCATAAAAGAAATGACACCTGATTGCATATGGTTAGGAGTTCTCATATTCAAGAATTTGATTTTCTCACCTTCTTGCACAAGAGGATACTTTCCAGTCAACTTCTGTTTCTTTAGAAAGTGATTGTAAAGTATAACGCCTTTGATGTGCATGGGAGCACCCTTCTTAAAGATGCCTGATGAACTACTCCACTTTGCAATACCATTACATCCACGAGGGAATGCAATCTCTTCTGGAGGCAACTGCATGAATTCATCACGAAACTCTTGGATAAAATCATTAATGTCTTTCTCCGTACCAGACATGATAATCTTCAATGCCTGTTTAATCTTTTCACGACAAGGAGCAGGAGTACTTGACTTTACTGCTTCAATACCCATGACCTTTAGTGATGCTTCTTGGTAACGAACACCTTCCACATCCCATGCATTTAGAATGTATCTTTTCTTTGCAGTCCAGATACCCTTGTCTGCAATGACCTCTCGTGCCATCTGCATCTTTTGGTCGAATGCATTTACATACTCAGCAAGGTCTTTATAACACGAATCAATAAAAGGTTCAATCTTCTCTTTAGCAATTCTATCAAGGAAGTCCACCGCCCGTTCACGATAGTTATCCTCTGACTCATTATCTCGTTTTTGTAACACCTTATTAATAAGTTCGTCAAACCTAATGTATACTGAATCCGTATCTGATGCAATAACATAGTCTACTCCTGTACTATTTAGCAACTTGTTCAGATACTCATTCAGTGCTTTTTCAATCCACCGAATAGATAACTGACCAGAGGTTGTGATACCTTCTGCAATCCTCAAATCATAATAACGAAACCACTCATTACCAATCGCACCATAGGCAGAGTTCAATGAAATCTTTCTTGCCATCTGGATGTTATGATAACGACTTACATCGTTTGCATACTTGGGGTCTTTAGTATCTTCATATTTCTGTTTAGCGTCCAACATCTTTTTCTTGTAGATAGTACGGTCATCATACATATCTTGCATCATCTCAGGCAAGAACCCTTGGGTCTTTGTTCTGAACAACGCACCATTTGGTGTACAAGTAACTGATGCTGGTTTTAGTGGTGTCAAATCATGTTGTTTATTCAACATCTCATTAACAGATTTCTCCTTGTCAAATCCCATAGTTTTGGGAAGCAAAGTCTCTGGAGAAATATTGTATTGCATAATCAAGTGAGGATACAAAGAGTTCAAGTCAAAAGACATAACCCATTTGTGTTGACCAACTTGTGGGTCTTTCACATATGCACCTATATACTTATCACTCTTGTGTATCTGTGATGCCTTTTGAGGAATGACAATCTTTTTCTTGAGCAAGTGATTGTAGATTAGAACATCCCAATACTTAACAGACGTAAATGAGTCAGAGATATTAACCTTGGCCTCATACGTCATAGTCAGTATCAAGTCCAACAATTTCATCTTGTCATCAATACGGTCAACTAGTTCAACGTCCATGATGTTATAGTCAAGGAACGATTGATAGTCTTTAGTATACCATTCACGAAAAGTCTCAAAAGGATTCTCATCCTTACGTTCACCTAGTTCCACAAAAGCAATATGGTCAAGACGATATGACTCCTGCCCAGTGTAAGTAAACTTCTTGTATAGTTGTAGATAGTCAACCTCTTCAACACCAAGAATATCATACACTTGGTCTTTACGTCCAAAACCAGAGTTCACCATCTTAGAGTTTACAACACCCCAAGGCGATAAACGCTTCATTGCATCTTCACCCATTTGGGATTTGATACGGTTACAGATATAAGGAATATCAAAGAACTCGGTATTCCAACCAGTGATTACATCTGGATGGTCACTTTCCCACCAAGCAAGAAACTGTGCAAGAAGTTCACGTTCAGTTGCACATTGAATGTACTGAACATCTTCTCTGTCATTGTGATAGTCGTGCAAACCCCAAACCTTAATACGTCCAGTATCATGGTTCTTGATAGTAATAGACAGCATTGGTTCTGCTGCTTGGTCTGCATTTGGGAAACCGTTCTCACACTCAACCTCAATATCGATTGTAACAATACGCATCTTAGCGATGTCATATTCAATCTGATTAGGATAGGTTTCTGAGAGATAGGTATATGGGAAAGAAGTCATACCATACACAAGGTGTGGTTGACTTTCTCTTTGTTGCAAATGTTCCTTCGCTTCCTTGATTGAAAGGAAGGGCATTGGTGCAACGTGTTTACCTTCTAAGGTTGTCCACCCTGTAGGTTTCCCTACAGGATAGTAGAGAGTGGGTTCATACTTAACTTTGAAGTTAGAACGAACACCATTCTTTACGGCACGAACAAGTAATTGGTTGCCCCATTGGGCGATGTGTGTGTAGAAATTCAAGACTTTTCCTCTTATCAACTGTAATCATTATATAATAAAAAGAGGGGAGTGTCAAGAGAAAAGTGAAATTTGTTCTTCTGTTGTGAAGTGTCTATCCACCATGTCTATAATATCTTGTGAATGTGCAATCTTTGCCAGTTCGCATTCCACGGCTTCTGCAATATCAGAATGCTCTCCAATACCAGCAGGGTTCTTCAAGTATACTGCAATGTTTGCTTTGTGTAGTGCAATCTTACCTTCATTGTGTTTCTTAATCGCTTCCAGTAGTGTCATTATTTTCGCCTTTCATTGTTGTAATAATCAATTTCTTCTGGGGGTCTACCATAACATTCATCTCCGTCATGGCAAATCTATTTAGAAGAACACTAGTTCCTCTTTTACTTCTATCATCAAGACCAAACATCAACTGATGTGTGTGTCCCATAAATTCAACTTCTAACTGAACGACTGGGCGTTTATCAACACCACCACCAGTTCTTGCTTTATAATCTTTCACAAGTTTAGTGGTTAGGGTTTGTCCACCAAACGTAGTGAATGTAATTTTACTACCATTAATTTTTATGTCCTCAGCATGAAGAACTGAGTAAGCACTATTTCCTGTATCAAATTTAGTTTCAACTTCACCGAAAGGTTTGATATCAACCATCTCGTGAAATCCACATCTGATAGGAACAGTGTATCTGTTTTTTGATTCTTTATAATGTTCCAAAACTTCTTTTGCAACATTCAGTCCAGAGTTTGCTTCCTCTACACCTTCTGTGCCAGGCGAACTATTTACTTCCAAGAAATAAGGTTTGCCTTTATGTGAAATAAAATCTACTGCAACGAAATCACCATCAACTGCTTTTGCGGCAATCAAACACTGTCTAATTTCTTCTTCTGATAAATCATATTTCTTAACACCAGCACCCTGTGTGTAGTTACTTCTGAAATCACCTTCAATAACTTCTCTTTTCATTGTGCCTATGATTTTAGAACCAACTATAAGTACACGAATATCACCATCAGTTTTAATATATTCCTGAATGAGAATATCTGTATCAGGGTCTTGTTTATAAATTAACTGTACCAAAGAATCTAATGCACGTTTTGATTCTACAAATAGAACTCCAACTCCACCAGCGCCTCTAAGTGTTTTTAGAATGATAGGGAATTTTGTATCTAGTTCCTCTAGTGCATTATCAATATCTTTGTCTGAAGGAAGTAGAACTGTCTTTGGTTGGTCTAGTCTAAAATCTTTTAGACGAACATAACTACGATACTTATCAGCACAAATACTAATAGTGGTTCTACTGTTAATGCAAGTTATACCAATTCGTTCTAGTTCTGATATCATATCTAGATGACTATCTCGTGTAGGTGTACCCCTAACAAAAACCACAGTATCTTTAGCACTGACTTGCATACTGTCTTCTCTACTCTTAATGATATATTTACCATCATCAAATACTAAAGATGCATTTTTGAACTCGCACAGTATAGTATCTAATCCAAGTTTCTTTGCTTCCTTTTCAAATTTATCAGCAGTGTTCTTTCGTACATCGCCTACTTCAACTGAAAGAATAACTACCTTGTAGTCTCCATCTGTTTTTTCTTCTGTAATGAATTTTGAAAAAGATTGTGTCAATTTAAGCTTCTCTTTTTTTACCTATGTTATATTTAGTCTCTAACACCCACTCATTTTTCTCTTTGAAGGCAATAACCTTGATTTGAGATAATGGTGCTTTAGGTTCAGCAGTACCCATGATTTCAATCAGTCCCCAATCCCCTAGTAAACTAGCGATAGAGTTTCGTCTTGATATATCGTTTTCGTTAAAGTTTGTTTCTTTACCATCCAGAGCAAACAATTCTTTGAAGTGTACAATATAGTACTTTCCTTGTTTGTGTAGAATGTGGCAGGACTGATATAGTTTTTTCTCTTTACGAGATGCAACACCAATCCTTGATAATGTCTCACGAACCTTTAAGAAGTCATCTGGTTCTTTTAGTTTTACTTCCAGCATCGCTTCTGGATGCCAATCAATTTCTGTCATTTTATTCCACCTTTATTCAAACTATCTTTGATAGTATTAATTTGTTCATTATCAAGTAGTTTGAGAGCGGCTTTTGCTTTTTCATTACTATATCCAAAATACTCTTTTACATACTCTAAATCTTTCAACTTGTCACCCTTTACCCAAGGTGCATACCGTTTCTTAGACCTAATAGTATTTAGTAAAAAATCATATTGGAGTTTTGATGGTAGGTGGTGTCTCATGTTCATCTCATTAACAAGCATGATGGTATCGTTGAACGGTGCCAGACACTTGTTAATGATGAACGGTGAGTACTTCTTCTCCCACATAGGGTCATCTGATTCCATCAGATTTTCCTTTGTTTCATTGAGAGATTTCAGATAATGTTTTAACTCGTATCCACTCATTTCCAATTCACCTGTGTCATAACTTCAACCATGAAAGCAAGCATATTGATTTCTTGGTCAGCGACAAAGGCAGATTTGTATGAATAGTCTGCTGTTGCAAGAACAAGATGAGGTACATTTTGTGGTTGCACTTCATCATACAGAGAATCGTAAACTTTACGATACACACGAGAGGGGTCATTATCTAGGTTGTTTGCAACCCATTTACGAATGGACTTGAAGTCTTTCTCTTTGAGGAATTTAGTCAAGTCCTTCATATTCGTTTCTGAGATATTGACAAGAATTCCACTGTCAATCATACCAGATGCCGAATATCTTTGCAGTTCGTTTAGAACTCTTCTCCAATCAGGGAAGTGTTTTTCAACGACACCAGCGACTGCCTTTGGTTCAAATTGTACTTGTTCTGTTTTAAGAACGTCTTGTACACGAGCAAAGAATTCACCAGCAAGTTTAGGTTTCTCTGAAGATGGAATACGAAATTCTATAACAGAACACCTACTATGCAAAGGGTCGATGATACGGTTCTTGAAGTTACAGGTTAGGATGAAACCACAGTTCTTGTGGAACTCTTCAATAAATCCACGCAACGCTGGTTGTGTAGATTGAGGATTAAGATAATCTGCCTCATCCAAGATTACGAACTTACGGTTACCATCCATAGAGACAGTACTTGCAAAGTTCTTAATCTTGTTTCTAAGAACGTCAATACCAGATTCCTCTGAACCGTTAATCATCATATAGGTGGCGCCGAGTTCATTCAACATTGCTTTTGCAACAGTTGTCTTACCAACGCCTGGCCCACCAGATAAAAGTAGATTTGGAATATGTCCTTCATCTACAAATGTCTGGAAGGTTTTCTTTAAGTCATCAGTGAGAACACACTCACTGATAGTTTTGGGACGGTATTTCTCCACCCACAACATCACATCATTCATAATATATTCCTTCTGGTTTAGGATGCTTCTAGAGCAATAAAGTATTCTACGTCCTTTGTCATATTAGTAAAGCGAGAGATACCCTTTTGAGATACTTCTACTTTATAATCACCAGAAAGAAGTTTAAGATTTTCAACCTTAAAGAAGTAAGTAAAGTCTGAAGGTGCATTCTCACCAACAACAATACTGAAGTCATTAGAGGTTTCATTCTTACGGTCAGTTGTGGTAAGTGTAATATCACCACCAGCAATTCCTTTAAGAACTACATCTGGAACACCAAGTACAGCAGATGCTTTCTGAATTTGATTGAAAGTATCTTGAGTAAATGTGAACTCAACATCAACAGAAGGCATAGTGATTTCTGTCTTTGGTGCAGTCACGATAGATGGGTCACTAAACATATACGTTAGTTTTGAACCACCACCTTCTTCACTGAGTTTTACACTTTTCTCATCGAACGCCATAGATGGGTCTTTGAAAAGAGACAACGCAGACAAGAACTCATTCAAGTCATAAATTGCAAACTCCTGATTAAAGGTGTCTGGGATAGTTGCTCTTGATACAATGTTTTTCATTGCTGACATTGTATTAATTACGTTTCCGTTTTTAACCAGAAGATTCTGATTAATTGTTGAGAAGTTCTTTAGTACTTCTCGTGTATCATTACTAAGTTTCATTTCACTTGTCTCCATAATTATCGTGATTGTGTAGTGACATTATACCATAATGTATCACTTTTAGCAAGTCATTTCTGTTCTTGCCGTCCTTTTTTCCGTATCGTTGTGCATACTTTAATATGTTGCCGATACAAAAACCTTCTCCATGTCCACCGTCCATGATGAATTCTGATGCTTGAAATTTGTTTTGGGAATAATGTGCAGAATATGTTTTATCAATATACTGCCTGAGTTCTTCCAGAATCTTGTCTTCTGAATATTTGTATTCAATCTCTTTATTATATTTCAATTGTTTTCATCCTATTTCAATTTATACATACTATACCAAGAAATGGGGGGATTGTCAAGAGATAATCCCCCACATCTTTATTTAATTTTAATCACTTTAGGTTTCTTCTCCTCTGGAATAATTCTTTCCAAATTGATATAAAGCAATCCGTCTTTCATATCAGCGCCATTTACAAAAACGTCTTCTGCAAGTGTAAATGCTTTATGAAATGACCTTTGCGAAATACCTTTATGAAGATACTCTGTTGTGTCCACTTCAGTCTTATCCTCACCAGAATCCTTTGACTGAACCATAAGAGTGTTCTCTTTTGTTTCAATCGCAATATCGTCCTTTGAGAAACCAGCAACTGCCATTTCAATAGTGTACTTATCGTCACTATGTTTTACGATATTATATGGTGGGTAAGTATGGTTCTTCGATGGGTAATTAAGCATCGAATCAAACATTCTATCGAAACCGATAGAGTAAGTGTTAACCCTTGATGGGTCAATAGTTAAAGATGTATTCATGTTTTTCTCCTTTGTTAAGCAAGATACATTTGATACCTGATTATTCAGCATATCACGTTTATTTATAACGGTGGTTTTTTAGGGAGAACCACCAAACTCCATTTTGTGTCACAGAGTAAGCATTTTTGTGACAACAGGGCGACTTACGAACAGCACCCTATTATTATATAGGTGTTTTATGCAGCGTCAGCGTACTCAAGTGCTTTTTCTAATGCATTCAACTTCACTTTACGGTTACGTCCGTACCATGATGAAACTAATCGACCATCGTTAGAACGTCCTTGTAAGTGGTCTGTCATGTTAGTAACAGAGTTAAATGCAGTCCACCAAGTACCTTGAGCAAACTCAGCACCAGGCTGCACATCTAGGTTCTCAAATGCACCTTTTGAATTACGAGATGTAAATGGAAGAACACCATCAACTTTCTCTTTCGCAGGAGCACCAAATACTTCGTTGAAGTATTGGATTACATTATCAGGAGTATACCTCTTTGAACCAAGGTGTGCAGCCATCGACTTGTACTGTTCCATTTTCTCACGAGCAATACCCATCTGTTCTTTAACTTCAGAAGCATCAAATTCTTTACGGTGATTTACCGTAAGCATCTTGTCAGCGTTCTGAGAAAGAGACAGTGTAAGTGTATTGTTACATACCACCCTAATTGGTGTCATGCGAATATTAATCGCCTTACCAAATTGGTGTGGGTTAGTAAAGAGGAAATAGTTGTCAGTAACATCACCGTCAAACAACTCAAATGATTCTTTAGTCTTTGCAAGTGCCCAGACCATTTGACCATCTTTCAGTGAACCAGCAGTGTGCATTTCCATGTCACCTGCCATCACATACTCGTGGAAGAATTCAAATGCTTCAGAGTTCTGGACTGGATTCCATCCTGTACCGACAACATCCAATACAGAGTTGTCAGAGGAACGTACAAGTGCCTCTTTGTTTTTGATTGGAAGACCTGTTGCAGTAACAAGTGGTTGTTTCTCAACAGTCCAATCTAAACCAGCAACTTTTTGGAAGTCGCCAGGGGTAAGGTCATGTTCAACCTTAGTACCAAGTCCATGCCAAGGTAAGTCTCCAACGTATGCCATTTGAGCGTTACCATTTACAATTTCAAGTTCGTGTGCCATAATATAATATTCTCCTAGTTGTTTTCTCAGTTTGTATATTCATTATATACGTTATAATAACAAATGTCAAGATGTTTTTAGAACTTTTTTGAAATTAATTTCTGTCTCAATTCATCTTACTTATACAGTATACCTGTTCTAATAACAAATGTCAAGAGAAAAATGCAGATAAATCCGATTTAATTTCATTTTGTCTGGTGGTCACAGCGTCTGTAGAACTGCGTTGTTTTGGATTGTTTACCCACTTGATAGTGTTGACAGGCATAGTATCGAAACCCCACATAAACCATGCGTTACCGAATGGTGGAGAACCACCGCCTGTAAAGTCTACTCTGTAGTTATACACAAGTGCAGACATACCATAGTCCATAAACATCTGACCTCTACGTCCACCTTGGAAAGATGCAACAGGCAGAAACAATGCAAAGGGTTTCCCCAATGCATAGCAATGTTCGATAAAGTTGTCTTTGATACTGTAGGGTGGATTCGTTATGATGCCATCACAGACATCATCTGGTGAACAACTGAAGAAGTCTTTGTTGTTACTTGGTACGATATTATAATCATACTTGTTGAAACCATCAACTATTTGAGATGATATACCACTAGTTGCTTCGTAGTAAGTTTTGTCCTTATCCAAGTAATCCAATATAGGAAGTACTTGGTCACAAGGTGTATAACACTCATCACTTGCAGCATTGCGTGATAATCTTTTTACCACTACTAATGCCATTACTTATCCTTAGAGTTTTCTTCCTCAAAAAGAATAAGTGCAATAAGAGCATAGTTTGCCATATCGATAAGAGTATCTTGCACACTCTCATCTTTAACCTTTAGTTTTTCTTTCTTTGCAAACCCCATGATACGACTGAACTTATCACTGATACGAACACAGACACCTTTCCATGCTGGAATACCAGCAATCTCACAATGTCTGAAGTTTGCGAATACATCTTCTGTACTTGCATAGTCAT